TCATAAACATAATCAAATTGAATATGGTCGGATAATACCTCCCAATCTTCCAGTGTTACAATATTTTTAAGAATTAATTGAGTTTTGAGTAAATCAATAAAAATTTGAGAAAATCTTTTTCTCAATCTACCAACAAAACGAGTAAATTTAAGTTCATCTCTTAAAATTTCTGATGAACGTCCAAGATTAAATCCACCTTCTGCTGCAAGTCTTGTTGGTGGAACACCTAAAGAATCATAAAGTTTCTTTTGGAAATATTCAATATCAGCAAGTTCTCCAAGATTTTGCCCACCAGGTAGGGTTGTAATTTCTGTTCCTCTACCACCTTCTCTTCTTGGCAACCAAAAATCCTCAAGCATTGCCATATATTTACGATCATCACGAATTTCACCAGTATTTGCATCATAAACAAGTTTGTTTCTGTAACGATTCATCACATCTCTAAGATATTGCTCTGCTTTAATCTTAGGTAAATTGCCCACATCAATATAGAAAATTCTTCTTTCTGGAGCACGAGACAATCTATAAATTACAAGACTGTCTTCAATCATTCTTAACTGATTGAGTGCCTTGATTGCTTTGTGGAGAAATGAAAGAACTGTTTGCTTATTTCTATCTACAAGACCAGAAGTAACATATACAATCGCATCCTTTGCAATTTTTACGTTGTTTACATCTGATACTCGATATGTAGCATTTTGTGATGACCCAACATTTGGGTCATACATATAAAATTCTTCTACTTCTTGATTACTAAAATCAACTTGGTTTTTTCCATTTACAATATTTCTATATTGAGCACCAAAAGCATCTTTATTGTCCTTTTTTAATTTTCTTACATATTTAATTTTCAATGCATCAATGTATCTTACTTCTTTAATCCCATCAGAGGGGTTGTTAAAATCAATTACTTTATGGTAATAAATTCTTCCATCAATATACCAATTTCTAAAAATCTCATGGCACTTCTTATCGAAGTCCATAATTTCCTTAATATATTTAAATTCTTCTCGAATAATCTCTTTTAATTTATCAGAAGCAGGAAGATTCGAAAGATCTATTTCTACTGGAGAATCATTTAAGTCTGATACAATTGCTTCATTTACAACATCCTCAATTGCACTATCGCATTCTGGATGTAAAGACATCTCACGATATCTTCGGATTAAATCTGCTTCACTCTTATAAACACCTTCAATATCTACATATTGACCGTAGAAACCACTCGAAATATAAAAGTCTGATTTGTCTTCATCATTACGAGGAATGGGAGAAACAATCTTACTGGACTGCTTCTCCCTATTATCTTCAAATTTAAAACCAAACAATTTTGCCATAGTAACGTTGTTGTCCTTATTCTACTATTTAGATGCCCAATAATTCATCAAAATTCTTCTTCATTACCAGAACCAAGAATAGATACATTGTTTGTATCAAGAGCATCCCACCATTGAACTTGAAGGTCTACTGTGAATTCTTCAATAGTATCTGCTTGATCGTATGAAAGATCAATCGCACTAATGGAAGTTGGGAATGTTCCATAAAATTCATATTGTTTGAGAACTTTTATCTGATTATTTGTTGTAAGATTACCATTAATTTCTGCTTTACCAAGTTGATAAACTTTCATATTTCTTTGATAGTTAGCAGGATCCAATTCACCAGAATTGTCTTCGTGCTTATTCATATAGTTCATCCACTTTTCAAAAGCATTTCTGATCTTGAAGTCGGTATCATTAATTACTGTAATTGTCCAAGGATCGAATGTTCTATCACCAGCAATCTTAAGATTTCTTCCTCTAAAAGGAATATCAATTACGTTAATTGTTGAAGCAGGTAATTGTGCTGATTTAATTAAAAATCTAGTTGTATCCTCAACATCATTTCCACCAAATCCCAAATTGAGATTATCAGGAAAAGTAATTTCACATTCAAAGAGGTTAGGTCTTGCTCCACCTCCAGAAATTCTATTCTTGAAGTCGTTTAGAGTTCTAGATCCAGGTGATACTGGACCACCAGTAAATTGATTTGCCATTAGTTTTTACCTCTTTGATTAAACAGTACCGATAATTTCTTCAAAACTAACTCCTGTGCGAGTAGCAACAAAAGTCAATCCAATAAAGTTGATTGATCTTGCGGGTTTGATGTAGATATCAGCTTTGAATTGATTTCCATCAATAACATCTGGAGTGTTGTTTGACTCATCGCAGACAACAACGAAATCAGTAATACCTCTTTTTGACTTCACATCACGGAGATAAGGATCAACGATATTAATAAAGTTTGCTCTAGTGATTGTATCATTAAACTCAAAGAGTTGTGCTCTTGCTGCTCTTTCAATCGTTGCTTCGAGTGTCAAGAACAAACGACGAACGTTAATTCTATCAAATGCTGAAGTATAAGAAAGGGCAGTCTTATCACCAAAGAGAATAATTCCAGCACCAGGAGAGAAAATAATTGGGTTAATTCTCTTAGGATAAAGAAGGTCTCTTTGACCTTGTGAAGGATTGTAGGCAAGTTTAACTGCGTTATTGAGTGCTCCTCTGTTTGCACCAGCAGGTGAGAACCAAGGAAATTGATTGATTGATGTTCTAGCCATCAATCCAGCAACGTCAGCATTGCAGGCAATGTATCTAAACTGATTGTTAAATCTATCAAAAACGTACTTATAACCAGCATCAAATACTGCGTAAGAAGATGAAGTTAATGGGTCAAAGAAATTAACAATGTTATCGGTTTGAGTATCAGAGTTTGCTATATCAACAACACCTGCTTTATGAGGTGAAATAGTAGCAACACAGTCCTTGCGATTATCTGCAATTGAGATTAATTCATTTGCTTTTGCTTGTGATTCATAAATTGAAGCACCACCAGAAGGACCACCAATTATAAAGTTGATTTGATATTCTGCTGGATTTGTAAAGTTTCTATATCCACTAATTACATCTGCTAAAGAAACTGAATAACCACCAACAGTTCCAATTCCAGAATAATCTGTGCCACCAGTTAAATTGTAGGTAGTTGCACCAATTACATTAAATGTATTTCCTTGTGCGGTTAGACCCCAAGTAGTATTGGATGCTGATGAAACTCCCGATACTGTTGCAAATTTTGAAGGACCACCAACTGGAGCAAATCCAGGGAAAATATATTGTGAATTTGCAGCAATAATATCTTTATAGTAATTTGGTTCTGATGGTGTAATCTTCGCATCGGATGCTTTAGAAAGATTTGTATATTTTTCTACAATATTTCCAGCAGTACCAGTTACTACTCCAGTATCATCAACAACAACGACGTGAAGTTCATCATTTCTTCCACTTCTCTCGGAAGAATATTGAGAAGTTTTTGGTCTTGGTGCGATATTTTTCCAATAAACAGTAGCATTTGATAATCCTAATGTTTGCTCGTTATACCAATCAGAAACTGATGTGGGAGTAGTTTGTCCATTAGTATTATAAATTACAAATGTATATGATCCAGGATTGAGTATAGTTGTGCTCAATCCAATAGTATTATAAACATCTGTCGTGGTAATTCCAGTGACTGGATTTATAGATGTGGTTCCAAATCCACTAATAGTTGTACCAGAACTCAAAGCAGAACCAGTTGTTGATTTAATTTTTTGTCCAGTAGAAAGACCAGATACACGACTATCACCAAGTGGAAGTGTTATTAATGCTCTGCTAGTACTGGTTATGCCACTAAAAGTAGGGATTACAGAATCTTCAAGTTCAACTGAACCACTATTATTTGTAATGTAAATAGATGAACTACTGTTAAATGCATTTACACTTCCTTCAGAATAAGAAGTTTCAGCAAATACAGTTGAACCAGCACCAGAAGATTTTGCGGTAATTTTTACATCAATAGAACCAGAATTGACTTTGGTAATAATGCCTTTGAGTAATCCTTGTTCTCTTGTTGTTGTTCCAATACCAGCAACTGTTTGATCAAATGAAGCAGTAACAGCATATCCAACCTGCACGTTAGTAGTACTAATAGCAAGTCTTTGGTCTGCTGCAGCATCAACCACACAAACCTTTAAGTTATTTGCCCAAGAACCTGGATTCTTGGAAGACCAATACCAACTAGTAGCAGTTGAATAATTATTATTATAATCTTCTGTTGATTTGATTTTTAATGTTACTGACGTTGCATTAACTCCAGCATTTGAGTTATTTAAACTGGTTCCATTACATCTTACAACTCTTAGAATACCACCGTAAGAAAGATATGAAGAAGCACCTAACCAATATTCGTATTGCGAATCTGAAGAAATTGGTTTACCAAATACATTAAGTAAATCATTCTCAGTTTCAATTAAAATAGGAACATCAACTGGACCCTTCTGAAAAGGTCCAGCAATAGCGCCAACTTGATTATTTGCTGCTGTGATACCACCAACAGTTAAGTCAA